ACTTTTTCATCACAATCTTTGGGTGCAGCAGCAGCAAATCGCAAGATAGTTGTAGGAATTGTTAACTATGATGATTCTCCGGGTACGGCTGCTAGTGGAGTAACAGTTGGTGGTGTTACAGCAGATCGTGTTCAAGCTATGATTGGGTCTGGTGCTACTATGTCAACGGAGATTTGGCAAGCTGATGTCCCAACAGGAACTACAGGTGACGTTGTTGTTACATGGGCAGCTACAGTAAAAAGTTGTGGTATTGGTGTGTGGAGAGTTATTGGTGCTGATAGTAGACCTTATGGATCAAAAACGACAACAGCAGATCCCGGTGTGGTATCTATGGATATTCCCGCTGGTGGAATTGGAATTGGAATGTCTGCCACAGGTTCTGGGTTAGCGGTAACATGGACATGGACAAATCTTACAGAAGATTTTGAGGATTCTATTATATCAGGGGCAAGATCCCAATGGTCAGGGGCTTCGGCTGCGTTTGCTTCTGCACAATCAGGTTTATCTATAACTGCGGATGCGAGTGCAACAGCAGACAACACATTTGTATGTTCTATATGGGGTCCAACCGATACAACTTATGGAACTAACGGCTTCAAACTTGATTTCTCAAATTCAACTCTTTTAGGACTAGATGTGGCAGGTGCTGCTGCAAGTACAACAACCTATCGATATTTAAAACTGGATGTAACAGATAACGGTGCTAGTTCTACTTATGTTTCTCTTGCTGAAATGCAATATTATGTAGGAGCAACCTTGTATCCAACTCAAACAATGACCTCTAATACTTTGCCCTCTCCGCTTGTTGCTTCAGCAAGTGAAGATACTGGCACTGGTGCAGAACTAGCGTTCAAGGCTTTTGATGATGATATTAATACTCACTGGCAAACTGCAAATGGAACTGTTACTGGATGGCTTAAAATAGATTTAGGCAGCGGCAATGGAATAGCTCCTGATAGCTTTAGATTAGGTGCGCCTGAAACACCAGATAGAACGCCTAATGGTTTTACTATTCAAGGATCTAATAATGATTCTGATTATACTACATTAGCAACTTATAGCAGTGTATTTACAAGTGCGCCCACTGCAAGGGTCAAGTTTTATCTACCAGTAAGTACTGGAAATAACTGGTTAGCAAAAGGAAGTGGCTTTGGAGGAACAGGAGGTTTTGATTTAACAAACGGTTCCAACCAGTTCTACGATACACCTACTCGTAACTTTACAATTCTTGATCCGGGTCGATCAGTCGGTACTATCTCAGTTGGAAACTTAAAGCATACTTCTCCGGGATCAGCAGTTGGATGGGGAGTTACACAACAAGCAATGGGGCTGACAAGCGGCAAGTGGTATTGGGAAGCGGTGCTGGTTAGCGGATCAACCACTAATGCAACTGGCTTTGGCATCATTCAAAATGATGTACCTTATGCATCTAATACACGATTTGATAGCAGAACTGGACATTATTCAGCCTATTACAGTGCTGACGGTGATGCCCAATTATCGGGAGATCCGACCAGTGCAACTGGTTTAAGTCCAACCTATGGAAATACGTGGACAACTGGTGATGTTATAAGCTGTGCAATAGATCTTGATATAGGGGCTATCTGGTGGGGCAAGAATGGTACATGGCAGGATAGTGCGACTGAGGCTGAAATAGAAGCTGGAACAGTGACTAATGCGGCTCAAGTAGGCTTGAACTCAGGTCCGTGGTTTCCAACCATAAATGCAAATGATGGATGGGCAACTGATGTTAATTTCGGACAACATCTCTATTATGACAGTACGGCTCTGACTTTAGACACAAGTGCTGGTGGGTATTTCCGACATGCCGTTCCTGACGGTTTTAAAGCTATTAATGTAGATCATCTGACTGAATCAGACAGCTTTCAATCAGGTTTCGTTTGGATCAAAAACAGATCTACTGCAAGTGACTATCAGATGTTTGACAGAACAAGAGGTATTTATAATAGACTTGAGTGTAATACAACTGCTATTGAATCTACAGAAGCTGATAGTCTTAATCGTTTTCTTAAACAAGGAGCTAGTATTGGTGAAGACACATCAGTAAATGCTGTTGGTGACAGTTTTGTCGCATGGACGTGGTTTTTTGAAACTACGGGAAGTGGGACGGCAAATACTGATGGTACTACTGATACTACATCAACTCTTGTAGACACTAACAGTGGGGTCAGTATCTCAACCTACACTGGTACAGGTTCAGCTACTACATTCGGTCATGGTTTAGGCTCGGTTCCAAAATTTATGATGTGTAAAGAAAGGCAGGACGCTACTAGTGACTGGATTTGTTATCATAATAAAATAACATCTACTCCTGAAGATTACTTAGTTAAAATGAATACTACAGCCGGAAAATTAGATGATTCTACCGCATGGAATGATACTGCTCCTACAAGTACAGTTTTTACAGTAGGAACTCATGCTTTTACTAATGATAGTGGAAAAACTTTTGTCAATTACTCCTTTGCAGAAGTTCCGGGATTTTCACATTTTGGATCGTATGTGGGGAATGGCCTGACAACAGGAGGTCCAATATGTATAACGGGATTTCGTCCTGAATGGGTGATTATAAAAGGGATTGATTCAAGCAGAAACTGGATCAACAGCACTTCAAAGTTTATGGCAAACCCTCATAAGGACAACCTCTTTTTGGCTTCTACAAATGAACAAGGCTCTAGCTTTGATACACTGGATTTTTATGGCAACGGATTCAAGGTCATAAATTCAGTTGCCTTTTATGATGTTAATATAGATGGTGAAAATTATATTTATATGGCGTTTGCTGGTTATCCATTTGGAGGGTCGAATATATCTCCCGGCCCAGCCTATTCATTTTCAGAAGAAACGACATTAGTCGTATAAAATATAAAGAGGGACTAAATGTTTAAACATCATAATATAAAAATTGTACCGGGAAGAAGGTGGACAGATACACATGGAACCCAGCATCCTTCTAATTGGCATAGGTGGAGTGATGAAGAAAAAGCACGGTATAATATAACAGAGGTTATAGAAGACAGTCCTCCCGATTCCCGTCTTTATACGTGGTCAACGGATACAAACGGAAAAATAACTTCTACTGCGAAACCTCTTGACGATAATGGAGATGTATTAGGTATTAAATCTATTTTAAAAATAGAAGTTAAAGCTCAACAAGGATCTCTTTTAAGTCAGACAGATTGGGCATACATACGACACTACGATGCTGGAACAGATGTTCCTGCTAACATTGAAACATGGCGTAACGCAATTCGCGCCAAAGCTACGGAGATGGAAAATGCTATTGACTCTGCTTCTGATACTGATGCAATCGCCGCTTTATTTTTAACATTTGATAATGACGGTAAAAAAAGTGGTATGCTGTATGATTGGCCCGAATTAGGAGAATAGTTCCAAATGATGTTCGGGGAGTCACCTTTTGCCACAGCACCGTTTGGATCGTATGCAGGTGAAGCAAGGGCAGCATATGTTACAATAAGTGGAACAAATGCTACTTTTAATCAAAGTGCATTTACTATCTTTGGACATGCAAGTGTTGCTGTCAGTGGGGCTGGTGCAACATTTAATGCCAACGACTTTAGTGTAGAAATATTTTTAAGTGTTGGTATACCGGGAACAGGAGCCACATTTGGAACAAATGACTTTACGGTCATTAATGAAAACGTTGTAAGTGTAGATGGAGCAGGATCAACTTTTAATGCAGGAACATTTGAAAATGTTATCAACATGCCCGTTTCACTTACAGGAGTACAAGCTAAGTTTGGACAAGATTTAAGAGTGTGGAGAAAAACAACACAACCCACAAGAACGTTTATTTGGACTTTGGAAAATAAATAAATGGCATTGACTTTTACATCATTAGTTAGCCGTATAAAACAGACAGCGGAGAATGACGGTACGGAATTTGCTGATTCTATTCCTGATTTCATAGATCGGGCTGAACTGCGTCTTACACGAGAGATTGATTCGTTAGGGTTAACTAACTTCGCAACAAGTTTCTTTGTACAGGGAGATCCTTTTGTAACCAAACCTGCTACACCTAACAGAGCGTTGGTTATTCGGAATGTAAACTTTACGACATCAACAGGACAACGGACACAGTTGCTTCTCAGAAGTAAAGATTATCTGAACGACTACTGGCGTGACAGGACATCTGTAGGAGTACCGCGTTACTTTGCCAACTTTGGTGCGGAACAGATCCTGATTGCTCCTGCTCCTGTCTCTGCTTATTCAATAGAGATGTCGTATGTAGCACAACCAGCAGCGTTGGCTTCCAGTACAAACGAAGAGAATTATTATACCCAGTACTGTGGTAACGCTCTGTTTTATGCGAGTATGGTAGAAGCAACTTATTGGATGAAGAATCCGGCAGCGGCTGCTTATTGGGATCAACAGTATCAACGAGAGGCGATGTACTTAAACAATGAAGCAAGACGGGCAAGACGGGATGACATGGAAATCGCAGATAATCCGGCTGGCGGTTTAAATAACCTGCAACAAGGAACGCAATAACGATGGTTACAACTTACACACCAACAGTAAAGCTGGCTAAACAGGGATCAGGTGAGAATGCGAATACATGGGGAACTATTCTCAATCAGAATGTTATTGAGATGGTGGACAATGCGTTCAGTGCAAATGTTTCAGGTTCTATAGATTATGTAAGCGCAGCCGACAAAACTCTGACACGTAACGACGGGTTGGGAGATCAAAGTAAACTCACGGTCATAGGGATTACCGGAACTCAAACATCTACTTCAATTGTTAATCTTATTGTTCCAACCTTTACAACTGCCTCTGTTGCCAACGGCGCACAGTGGGCAGGTAAAATGTACATTGTACGTAATCCAAATGCTTTTTCTGTACAGGTAAAGAATACAGGTAACGTAGGATCAAATGTTCCAAAGAATGCTACGATGGGTGTCCTTGCTACACCGACAACTGTTGTTCCGTTGTTCACCGGATTTGCTGCTACAAGCGCAAAAGACAACACACGGTACATAGCTAATCCATTTGTAGAACGGGTGTCAATCGGAACAAGTGCAGCAAGTGATCCGTCTTTTAATTTCGGAAGAATAACACAAAGTTCCATCAGTGCGACAAGTTTTAATAACGGACTCATAACTAATCTAAGTGCAACAGGTTCAGCTACGTTTGCTGGTCACACTACCTTTGCCTCTATTGCTACTTTTAACGGAGATGTTTCCGTTAATAAACGAAGTATGTGTGCCATAACCACAATCAAGGCAAGTGCAACAACGACAATTGATTTAAGTCAAAGTAACTTCTTTGTGGTTAAAGCGAGTGGAGCAGTTTCAGGAGCAGTATCCGTAAGTCTCGCATCTCCTACAAATGGTAAAGTAGGACAGACAGGAGCTATCTATCTCATTACGGGTGCAAGTGCAGGTAGTTCTACTTTTAGTTTCCCGACAAGTGTGTGGAAGTTTCCGTCTGGAGTAACAGTTGCAAAGACTGCCAGTGCTGGATCAGTAGATCTCCTGACTTATTTTGTACGTGACGTAAGTTCTGACGGAACCATGAAGGCGATAGATGTAGCAGGTATCAAAGATTTTAGAAGTTAAACCGTAATGTCAACTGAAACCAGAACAGTTAAATATGATTTCCGTCCCGGCATTATGCGAGAATCGACGGAGTATGCTGCTGAAGGTGGTTGGTTTGACGGCAATCGTGTCAGGTTCAGGGACGGCAAGCCGGAAAGCATTCGGGGGTGGCAAAAGAAAAGTACTTCGTCTTTTATCGGAACCGGAAGAGTTGTTCACAACTGGGCGGCATTAGATGGTAGAAAGTATATTGGTTTTGCTACTGAGCATAAAGCTTATCTATACACTGCTGGATTATTCTATGATATCACTCCCTATGATGTAAGCGTATCCGCTCCTGAAAGCTCTTGGTTCACGACAGTTACCGGAGCTTTCAATACGGAAAGTGGATCTAGCAGTATTACTGTAAGTGTTAATGCTCATGGGCTTACAACAAATTCATATGTCAATGTATGTGCGTGGTCGCCAACAAGCGGAGGAACAGGTGCTGGAACGTATCCCGGTGGTATTACTTCAGTCAAAGGAGATTACAGAGTCAGTGTTGTTAATAATAATTCTTTTGTTATTGCTGTAGGAAGTGTTGCAGATGCAACCAGTGCAAGTAAAGGAAAGGCAGCGTATGCTGTTCGTCTTCCGTCTGGAAGTTCTGTAGCCGCTGGAGGTTTTGGATACGGGGCTGACACGTATGACGCACAGGCTTTTACGATGACTGCGTATTCCAGTGTGTTTAATTTCGTAAGCGGTGAGACAACTATTACGGTAAGTGTGTCTGATCATAACAGGGCAACAGGCAGTTACGTACAGGTAAGTAACTGGCCGGGAGCAGGGTTGGAGGGAATAACTGACGTTTCCGGTTTCTACGAAGTAAGTGCAATTACGTCCAATGCTTTTCATTTTGTGGCAGGGAGTGCAGCAACAGGAACAGCAACAGGAAAGGGGACAAATATATTTATGGACATTGTTCCTGTTACTGCCTCTAACTATAGAACGTGGAATACACCTTCATCTTCCACTGACATCTTTCTTGATATTCGTGAATGGACAATGGACAACTTTGGAGAAGATCTTGTTCTTAATCCGTATCCGGCTGGGGGAATCTACAGGTGGGATAAAACGTCAGGTGTGGATAAGGTAGCAACTCTTGTTTCAGGTGCGCCTGTTTCGGCAAACGGTTTCCTTGTCAGTCCAGTTGCACGACAAGGGATGTGTTTGGGAGTTACAGATTCTTCAGATGTATTTGATCCTATGTTGGTTCGTTGGTCGTCACAGGAAGATTTAACAGATTGGGAAGAGACAACAACAAATACAGCAGGAAGTATACGGCTGGCAAACGGTTCTGAAATAATGGGAGGTCTTGCTGCTGGTAATCTTATTCTTGTGTGGACAGATGTAGCGTTAACGGGTCTGGAGTTTATTGGTGAACCGTTTGTGTTTGGAAGCAGACAACTGGGAACCAACTGTGGTCTGGTTGCCAAAAACGCAATGGCTGAGAT